CTAAACTGAGAACACTTTTTCTTCATGGAAATTGGCGACAATGGAAATGAAGAAGTCCGTGCTGTTGAGCACGGCAATGGGAAGATTGACCGCCCATTGAACTCGCAAGCAAAAGCGAGGGGACCTGCCCAGGGGGGTCCAGCACAACATGCTTTTGTACGTAACGACGGAAAGAGTTCGAATGAAGGCCAACTACCTAAACCATCAGTACTGCCCAAGGCTTCGCAAGAGGTTGCGGGACATGGCGCCATACGTGGCAATATGAATGATGGCGGTGTTGGTTCTGAGAGAACTATGGAAGTCGCCAAGGACAAAATGCATGCTGGTGCAACAGCTGAAACGGCAGCTGTGTCAAAATCTGTTAGCCATGACAGACCGGTAGATGAGAGTGGCAGGGGAGCTGAGATGCATCCCAAGGCGCGTGGAAAGTTTAAAACGAGTACCCCCAACCAGGCCTGGCGTCAACAGGCCTATGGCCAAAGGGCTAAGAAGAATCGACGCAGAGGGCGCGGTGGCTGTCAGGTTTGTAACAAGCCGGCCAACTGGTGCAAATGCGAAGAACTTCCGAATACTGAAGCCATAAAACCAGCCGATTTGAAATCTCTAGAAGGAATGTCAGCCGCTCAAGCTGTCGAAGTACTCGAGAAAGACAAATCCTCCAAAGAAGAGAAAGTTCCTGCTCGCTGTGGCATCTTTGATGGACCTACTTTGGACGCTTACATTGCGGCTGGTGTCACAGAATTTGAGCTTGAACAGTTTTCTGAGGATGAGTATATGGAGAAGTACCACAGTATTGCGTTAAAGCAATCTGCGCGTATCGCGAAATATATGAGTTCAATGAGGGCTGCTTGGGTCCAAATGGAAGAGCTACAAGAGAAATTTGGAAAGGGAAAGATCAAGAGACCCCAATTCTTCATTAAGAGAAGTGCTCCTGATACCCGCTGTTCACAAACTGCGACTGCATTTTGTTATACTGTGATTGCATATTATGTTTTAAATTGGTGCTTCATGGTTCATGAGATGTGGTTAGGTTTATTGATGCTGGCCTTTTCTTTCTGGATTTCTTATCTTGCCATCCGAAAACTCTGGGCCGTATGGAAGGCCGGTCCACCGAGGGATAGGATAGTCGACATTCATTCGGGAACATCCGTTTTCTTTTATCCAGTTGAGTCTTACACAGATCAAAACTTTCGCACACGCGTCAATCCTAAATACCTATTAGATAGGTGGGCGACCAAGCAAAAGTTGGACGGAAAGAAATTGAGCGGTCCTCGTTATGAACATGCCTTAAGTCGAGTACGGAGAAACATGTACCGCGAACTGGCTCGAGATAGACTTTATGATGATGGAGGAGTTCCGTCATTTTCTGAGACTGTCGAGAGATTATTCAGTGAGTACGTAGATACCAGGAATGTTGTCGATCGCGTTGGCGACATGCTCATTCCTGAGCATTTTACGTGCACATATGTTATAGTTTCGTGGTGTGCATTCACTAGGAAAGATGGTAAGTATAAAGCACGAGAGCTGAGAGAAGTACATGGTGTAGGCACATGTTCACCCACGGTACTCCTAAACTCTTTGAGGCCCAAGCTGATTACGGCTGGGTCATTGAAGGATGTGGAGGCTATGGTGTTCAATGATGTCGCGAGAACCTATGCTGCGACCAGATACTCGCCTGTCGGCTTTATCGCTGAAAGCACTCTGAAGGGCACAGCAGCTCTGGCTTTGCATTATGCATTGGATATGTATTTTGCAAAGACTGACCTGCCGAGTTCTGCAGAGGATTTTCAGTAAGGGACGTCCCGTTGCTGTGGGGATATCAGTTGGGTGACGACTATGTCAACCTCCCCCCGACTGTACTGAAAACAGGCTGCACTGTCAAGGTTAATGCGTTTAACCGGTCTAGAAGACCCGTGTTGTGCCGCAGTCTTTTTGGTGACCCTACAGTAGCGGAGCCGTACCCTGACACGACCTCCACCGTCAATGCTGTTGCCGCGGTGTGTGGAAGGCTCTTAAAGGAAACACCTATCCCTGTTCGCGATAGGTTGACAGCGTTTTCCGAGTTTGTAGATCTCGAGTTAGAAAAATCTTATAGGCCAATAGCTTTGTCAGATGTCAAAGGTCCAGCGGAATGGGTGCGGACTAGGAAGCGACCAGGTAGGTGGAAGGCAGAGCTATTAAGGGACCTAGATCGCGTACGTGGCGATCCCCTGCTGTTTAGCAAATTACAGATTAAAGAAATTAAGGGACACATAAAACAAGAATCTTACCCAGAATTCAAATATCCCCGCGGAATTTTCGCGAGGCAGAATCCCAACAAGTTATTGTTCGGGCCATTGATTAGCGCAATAGAGGATATGGTTTACGAAAACAAACAATTTATCAAGCA